TAACACAGCATGAAATTAGATCAATAGCAGGGGCTCAATTTATATTTTCTAACTTATCAGCCAATCCAGATGAATTAAAATCTTTGGAAGATGCAGACATTTGGTGGATTGAGGAAGCGGCAAAAGTTCCAGAAGAATCAATAGAGGCCTTAGTTAATACAATTAGAAAACCAGATAGTGAAATTTGGTTTTCATTTAATCCTGATTTAAAAGATGATCCTGTTTACTCAAGATATGTGTTAGGTGCAAAAGAAATGATTGAGGATGGAATATCCATTAAAACGAGATTAGTAAATTACTACGACAACCCTTATTTTTATGAAAGTGAGCTGGTTAAACAGATGGAAGCCGACAAAAAGAGGCGACCAGATGTTTATAATAATATATGGCTTGGCAATGTTAAACAAGAAAGTGAGGCTCTGGTATTCAAAGGACATTATGAGGTGCAAAACTTCGATACCCCACCACTTAAAAAAATGGTAGAACAGCGGTATTTTTACGGCGCAGATTGGGGGTTTAGTCCAGATCCTACGGTTCTTATTAGATGTTTTATTATTGAAAATGATGAGGGGCGTTTTTTATATATTGATCAAGAAATTCATGAAATAGAACTTGGTTTAAACTCAATAGCTTTGAGCTTCGCAAGCATGCCCGATGTTAATAATTGGCAAATAATGGCAGATAGCGCAAGACCAGATATTATTGACCTGTTGAAACGATGCGGATATAATATCAAGGGTGCTGCTAAAACATGGAATTTAAACAAAGAACGTAGGTTAAAGTCAGAGAATACAAACGATGCAAATAAACAGACTTTTATTAAAGCAGGTATTGAGTTCATGAAAGACTTTGATAAGATAATTATCCATCAAAGGTGTGTTAATACAATTATAGAGTTTGGTTCATACTCTAAAAAGATTGACAAAAAGACACAAGAGATATTACCTATACTAGAAGATAATAATAATCATTGCATTGATTCAATAAGATATGCTTTGAGTACATACATAAAAGCTAAAAGCAGCACAAATTATAAAAAAGTTAATTGGGGATTTTAAATGACAGGAATAATAAAGAGAATTACAAAAAAACTAGATAACTATATCAATAAAGTTAGAAAGATTGGAACAGGTCAAGATTATGATTGTATAGATTTTAAATTATTAGACATCAACATCCTTAAAGCTATTTATAGTGCAGATGGACTAGGTAAGAAGATAATAGATATTAAATCTGAAGACATGATTAGAGAATGGATTGATATTGAAAAAGACACAGATGGCGAAATATTGGAGGCTTTAAATGATTTAAACGCAAAAAGCGAATTTTTAAAAGCAATTCAATATAATAAAATATATGGCGGTTCTGTTATCTTTATGATGATTGACGACGGCGGTAAGGCAGAGGATGAGTTAAATATTAATAATATCAAATCAATAGATAAAATTAGAGCTTTTGACCGAGATAGGTTTAATGTATTAGAGACGGATGACATAGGCGAGCCTTTACTAATTCAAATCAACAAAAAAGACCAGGGCGTCGTTGATGTACACGCAAGCAGATGTTTAATATTTCAAGGTGAGTTGTGTTTGGGTGAATTTGGGGCATTTACAAACATGGAATATTGGGGATTTAGTGAATTTCAAGGCATGTTTAATATTTTGGGAAAATTAGGCGTTTCTTTGCAATCAATATTTGACATGTTGATAAAATCCAATATTGACGTTTTAAAAGTTGATGAGCTATGGGAAAAGTTAAGCGTAAATAATAAAGAAGGAGAAACCGAACTTGATAAAAGGCTTGAGGCTTTTGATAAAGGGAAATCTATATCTAAAACTTTAATGATTGATAACACAGAAGGATATGAGGCCGTTTCTCAAAATTATACAGGTGTTCCAGATATTTTGGGGAAAATGCAAGAGTTTCTAAGTCTAGTAAGCGGAATGCCAGCAACTATTTTATGGGGAACAGCACCAAAGGGATTAAATTCAACTGGTGATAATGAAATCAGAAGATATTACGATTCAATAAAAAACAAACAAGAATTAACTGTAAGAAACCCATTGAGCCATTTAATACAGCTTTTAGTTTTAAGTAGCGAATTAAAACTTGCTCAAGAAAAATGTAATTTCGAGTTCAACCCACTTTGGCAACTTGGCGAAAAAGAAGAAGCTGAATTTAAAAAGATAACAGCCGAGACAGACCAGATTTATATTAATAACGGCGTGCTTGATCCTAGCGAGGTTAGGGAAGCGAGGTTTGCTGGTGAGAAATACTCAAGTGATATTCTAATAACTGGCACAGTCGAGCCACAAGAGGAAGATGATGATCAATCCAATAATTAAAGCCCAGTTTCTAGCAACTGGAAACAAGAAAGTAAAAAAGCCCTCAATGTGGCTTTATCCGTGGAGTGCGGAACGTGAATATTCGAGAGAGTTAATACAACGCCAGAATATTTATGATGGTTTGATTGAAAGACTTGTAATTTCTCAAGTTGATTCATTGGTTGTGGAATCAAGACAATTTAGACCAGACAGCGCAGATATTAGGCTTGATTTTGTGGATAAGGTAGATGCACTTATAACAGCGGTTACTTTTACATTCAGAAATAGTATTTTAAACGTCACCAGGTTAGCCACTGGACAAGCTCAAAGAATATCATCTTTCAACAATCAACAATTTACTAAGGTTTTACAAAGTAGTTTAGGAGTTAATCCTTTTTTAAGCGAGCCTTATCTATTAGATCAAATTAGATCCTTTGTTGATCAGAATAGTAGCTTGATAACAAATATCACAGATAACCAAACTAGACAAATCAAAGAACTGCTTTTAAGAGACTTATCCGCTGGCTTGGGTTCGGCAGAGATAAAAGAAGAAATTAGAAAAATAGGCAAATTTGGCAAGAATAGAGCCAGATTAATAGCAAGAGATCAAACGGCTAAGTTTAGTGATAGCCTAAGCGAATTAAGAATGCTTAACGCAGGAATTGAGGAATATTCATGGCTAACTGCAGGAGATGACAGGGTAAGGCCAACCCATAAGTCACAAAATGGCAAGATATTTAGAAACGATACACCACCACCAACAACTGGACACCCTGGGCATGATGTTAATTGTAGATGCACAAGACAGCCAGTAATTACAGATGCTTTATTTGTTGACAATTAGCTTATATGAGGTAAGTTTTACCTTATTATTAATAATAATTTATTTATGTCTGCTTCAATAATAAATAAAGATAGTATATATACAATATCAACACAGGATTTTCTTAAACATCAATCTTTAGTAAGATATTTGAAGTTAAAACTAAGGATAGTAGATACAGAAGATCAATTAAATTATTTAGAAATAGAATTTATAAAACATAAGATTAAAAAGACGAAGCCAAGAAGGAATGAACAAATTAAAGAGTTTTCAAAATACAATTATAAATCATCTTAATGCATTAAAGATAAAGATAGTCAATTTAGCGACGATTTATTAAGATATCAAACGTACTTATATTTAAACTTTAAAAAGAAATGTTAAACAAACTAAATTCTGGAAGAAACCTAAAATTCATAAGAAAGAACACATTAAACCTTTCAAGGCCAAAATTAGCCAAGAGACTGGGAGTAGCGACAAAGACCATATATAATTGGGAACAAAAGAAAGAATTGGATTATATTAAGTGGCAAGCGGTTTTAAATCTAATTCCAATTCCTCCAGTTGAAGAGTCTTTTAGTATAGGCTATAAGCCAAACTACCCTCAAAATATTATTGTTGACGCTGAAATAGCTTGACAAATAAATAAAAGCGGTAATAATTACCTTGTCTTAATTTTAGGCAAAAAAAACCCTCTTAACCATTGAACGACTGCTGTTAAAATCCTACGGTTAAGAGGGCAACAAATCATTTGTATTACTACAATAAATAAATGTCAATAAAAAAGTTGACATTTATTTTTAAATCTAACAAACTAATTTACAGAAATAAGACTGCTGGTTTTATTTTCTGTCAAATTGGATAATACACAAATTACCAGATACGACTCAATCAAATTAGATGAGTCTTTTAAAATGACCAAAACTGATGAGGGGTACCTTATTGGTAAGGCTATTTTTACGCGTACTGGAATTTTCCAATATCAAAGAGCTGATGGAACAGTATATAATGAATTAAGAACACCAGAAGAGGTTTTTAGTCAAGATTCAATAAACTCATTCAAATTAAAACCAATAACTAACAACCACCCACAAGAAGCGGTGAACGCTGATAATATAAGCAAATATCAAGTTGGTAATATTGGCGAAGATCTAAAAAGAGATGGCAACAATTTAGTTGGCTCAATCATCATAACAGATTCAAAAACAATCAAAGACATCAACAATGGCAAAAGAGAGCTTTCTTTAGGATATAAAGTTGCACTTGTCAAAGAGGATGGAATTCTTGGTAATGAGAATTATCAATTCAAACAAACAAATATAAGAGGAAATCATTTAGCTATTGTTTATCAAGGAAGGGCGGGGCATGAAGCACGTTTAAACTTTGATAGCCAAGATGCTGTTTGTGTTAATATTAATAATAATAATAATGATAATAAAATGTCTGAAAAAGATACAAAAGAGTTGCAGGAGAAATTAGATTCTCTTGAAACTAATAAAAAGAGCCTCACTGATAAAATCGGTGAACTAAGTATCAAATGTGATACTTTAGAAGGTGAAAGGGATGCTTTGAAAACTAAATTAGATGAAGCTTCTAAGTTAGATCACTCAAAAGAAATATCTGAAAAAGTTAAGGCTAGAGTTGATCTAGAAAAAACGGCTGGAAAAATTCTTAAGAAAGATTTATCTGATAAAGCTGATAGTGAAATCATGACTGAGGTTATTAAAAGTGAAATGTCTGATTTAAATCTTGACGGCAAAAGCGAAGAATATTTAAAAGCTTGTTTTGATTCTTGCGTTTCTCTAGTTTCCAAAAAGAACTTAGATGAACAAAAAGGATTATTTAAAGGGGATTCTGTAAAAGAAGATTCAAAAGTTGAATGGACTCAATCAGAAATTATTAATAACAGAATTAAAGGAATATAATGGTAGACGTAAATAAATATGCTGATGAATTAGATCCTTATTTAGAGGGTCAAATTGCAGACGGTAGAGCTAAAGTAGTTATTTCAAGAACTGCTGATCAAATCTTAGATTTTGGCAGAGGTGTTGTTGCTGGAAGTATTCCAGGCGAGACAGTAAAAAACATAACTAATTCTCAAGCAGTATTAGATTTTGATGCGGATTTTGTAACTGCAAACACTATTGATTTAAAAGTCAATGGCGTTTCTATTGCTCAAGTTCCATTCAATACAGATCAAGCAACTACTAAAGGTGATTTAGTAACTGCAATTGATAACTTAGTTAATGTAACGGCTACAAACACAGCCTCAAGAACAATTACTATTGTTATTGATGATGGTCTTTCTAATGCTTCTATTGCTGATGTAGTAGTTGCTGGCGGTGCTTCTCAAGCTGGATCTACTGTTGTTGTTTCAACCTTAGATACTATTGTTGAAGGTATTACTATTGTTAGACACAATCAACCTACTTTAATCGAAGGTGATGATAATTATCAAGCATTAGATCAAGTTAGTGTGATGTCTCGTGGTACTGCTGCTGTAAAAGCAATTGCAACAATAGCATACAAAGATGATGTTTACATTAATGTTGCAGATCAAACGGCTGGTGCTGTTGGTAGATTTACCAATGTATCCACTGGAAATCTAAAAATTGATGGTGCTAAATTTATCAAATCGGCAGTTGGTACACCAAGCGTTCCAGCATTTACAGTAGTTGAGTTGAATTTACCTGCTTAATATCAAATATAAATAATTATGACAATGAATATTGAAACTATCAGAGTTGATAGTAAAAACTCAAAAGGAGAAGCGGAGGTTTTAGAATATAAAATCGATACTAATTCTGTATCTTTTCAAGCTGATATGGCTTGTGGTTTAAACAATGGCTTAAATCAAGATAACGCTTTCTTTCTAGCTAGACAGTTAAACTTTGCTAAACAAAGAATTACAGAACCAAAATATGCTCAACTTAAATTCTTAAATAACGGTTTAGTAAGTCAGGATACCTCAACACCATTAGGTGCTGATACAGTTAGTTATCCAGAAATGGACGCTACTGGTGTTGCTGAATTAGAATCTGATGATAATGATGACTTTCCATTGTCAGAAGTTCAAGCTAGTGAAAACTCCGCTAAATTTGCTAACTATAACGCTGGTTATGCTTTTA